GTTTTAAATTTCAATTGCCAATTCCTTTGGAAATACTTCATTAAAATAAATGGTCGTATAGAGGAAATATAATTAGTTTTTGGTCTAATATCCTTTATAAAACCAAAATTAACTTTATTGTATTTTGCCTTTAATTTTATGAAATTTTGACTTACAAAACTACCTTTATAACCGACCACAATATGTATCTTATTTTGATCAATTCCTTTCTCAATAAAATTTTCCAACATAACCTCTACTTGCCAAGCAAAATATAAACTATCGGGTTGTGCGCTTAAATATATCATATTAAATTAAAGTTGGTGCAGGTGTAAACAATTCAAAAGACCCCGTTGCATATGGTGGAGGATTTTGGGGGTGTGTAGTCATTTCTAACTCAATTGTAATAGTGTAAATTCCGTCGTCCCCTTGATCACCATTTAATATTATGTCTAATTCCTTTACATCAACAGAGCCAAATCCACCATAAGGACCATCTACTTCAAATGAGCCACTTTGGTCAAGAACTCCGTCTTTTAATAAAGTATAACTTAATTTTGCCCAACTAAATCCCGTAGAGCCAACTATAACACCAACACTTTCCAATCTTAATTTACAAAATTGTGTACCCGTTAAAAGTTCAAATGATCTCGTTTCTGTTTGAAATTGAGTTGTTACATTGAAAAAATCTGCGTTTGAGTTTACCACATTAGGATAATCATAACAAATTACACTCATTGAAGCGTTTCCGTTAAATTCATCACAACCCGTAGGATTTTGATCCAAATTTAAATTCCAATTATAAGTCTTATTAGCACCACCTAATGGGTTTCCTGCTAAATAATAAGTATATTCCTTATATCCATTGTTGGAATAATTTGCACCCCAACTCGCTGCAAAACCATTCGTGGCTTGTGGTATAGGAAAACTTGGTGGACTATCGTGATTTAAAATTAAAGCATTAGCAGACCCTATTGATAGTAAAAAATTACCATAAGCAATATTACAACTTGGACTTTCATCGCCAACACCAATGTCTATGGTCATTACAGCAAATTTATTAGGATATAAAACAAAAGACCCATTATCAAATCTCTCTTGTGAGTTCCAAAATACAAATCCGTCTACTGATCCACTAATACAAATTGTGGTTGTTGGTGGTTGAGTTGTAGTGGTTATTCCAAGACAATCATTACAATCTGCATAACCCGTCGTATCAAAATAATAATTTGGTGTTTGTAAAGTGCTATTTGCTATAATTGTAGCACAAGTTTCTACACCATTTAAATCAAAGGATATTATCTCACCGATTTCTGTTGTTGTATAAGACCAAACAATATAATTTATTTTCTGTATACAATCTTCTGCAAGATAATAATATTTTGGTGGCTCTGTTGTAGTTGTAGTGGTTATACTTCCTTGACAAGTAACACAATCATTAAATTCTTGATCAATTGTAACTTGACCCGTTGCACCCGTTGGTTGTAAAACTTCCCAACACCCTCCGACTTCATTTAATGAAATTATTTGACCAATTGTAAGTGCAGAATTACTTTGCAAAGGTATTGGACTTCCCGTTTGGTTACAATTCGCATCTAACTCTATTATCCTATAATTAAAAGTAGGTGGTAAAGTAGTTGTAGTTGTACTTGTCGTGGTTGTGGTCGTTGTTGTAGTTGTAGTGGTCGTTGTAGTCGTTACGGGTATCGCATTATTAATATCTAAATCAAAAAGGTTTATAAGTTCAATTGATGCTTGACCCGTTTGTAGATTAGCATTTATAGAATTTATATGGTATTCTCGATCACGAACTAACACTTTATCCATTAAACCAAATTTCAAAAGGAATTTAAGAGGTAATTGTGCTTTGAATTTAAATAACCTATTTCTCGGATCAAATACTGATCTAATATAATTAATATAAAACTTTTGGAATAGGCTGTTATTTACACCATTATAATCTGTAAAAGTAAAACTATTAACCTCTGATCCAAAATTAATGTTAAATGGTGGCGCTACTGCACTTGTACCAATTTCATTGGCATTACTTGGCATCATAACCGTACTTAAGGAATAGTTAGTGCCGGGCACTATGGGGTCTCCTTCGGGTGGTCGGAATGTATTTACAAAATTTATTTTGTCATTCGTAATATCTTGTTGATGAACATAAAATAGCAAAGGTGCACCAAAAGCAGGATCAAGGTCATCTGTGATATAACTTCCGTGCTGTATATCAGTAAAACCACCCGTTGATGCACCACTTAATCTCTCAAATAGCATATTTTCAAATGGTAATTCTATATTGTACTTTTGTTCCTTTGTAGCTGTTGCCGAGTATTTTAAATGTCCGTATTTTCGGTTGTTTATCTCGCCAAATTCAGTTGCCAATATTGATTTACTTGGTTTGTATTTAAACTCAATATCTGTAAAAGGCAATGCTTCATTAACTTGGTGATCACTTGAATTTACTAAATCAGTAAGGTCAAATGTTTGAGTGCTTGACGCATAAAATTCATCTAATGGCAAAACAACTATCTCATCTGTAATATCATCTACATAAGCAGTTAAATTAAACATTTTAAATAATCCCGTAAGGAAATCTATAACCTTAATTTTTGGCACTTGTTGAGTAGGTACAAAATCAGATAATAAATCTATGTTCGTTTGTATAGAGGTAAAACGTGAGGAATAATTTCTTGTGATACCAAATTGATCCTCTTTTTGCCATTCTATCTTAATTTGTTGTTGGAACTCAAAATCATTTAGTGAACTACAAACACCATAAATATTAAAAGCATCGAATATAGCTTGGAAAGTATAATCCGAAGTACCAAAATTAGCAAATTTGACACTAATAGTTTGTGTGCCTTGTACGTTTTGAATTTCGGATAAAGTTGTTAATTGACTAAAATCTTCCACTATACTTAAATCATAATTAGTGTTAGTGAAATTCCCACTCGGTATTATTGTAACACTAAAAATTACTTCTTCTGTGTTTTGTAAAGGCGCCCAAAACAAATTACCCGTGTTATAATCCCAATTACCATTTTGCCATTGACCCGTTGGGTTTTGAATTTCAGAACAAGAGCCACCAATTAAAGAAACACAATTTTCGGGAAAACCCGTCAATTCTCTCCTGCCCGGTCCTATTGCTTTTCCTTTTCTTCTATGACACCATAAATACAAATCTTCTATTACGGGATTAGTTTGTGTGAAAAAATCACTACTAAATACTATATTTTTCCTAAAACCATTTGCAATATTATACCTTTCCTCTATTGCCTTTAAAATAACGGGTACTTTAATAGCGTATTTTACATCTTCGGGAAACACACCTCTACTATCAATTGTAGGGTCTACTCCAACACTATTCCAAGCAATATTTGCAGGGTTATCTAAATATTGAGTGTTATTAAAAATAAACCTTTGGGTGTGGCTTACTAAAGGAACACAAATTGCTTGATCATAATTAACTCCGTCTATAACAAAACTATTTCCTTGTCTTAAACCTAATAATACTCCCGTAAAACTTTGCGTTACACTAAAATTATCCAACCAAGCAAGGTTATCAAGTTGTTCCTCTCTTAAAAAGGTTTTTAAATTGACTGTGCTTCCCGTAAAAGTTATACTATAAAATTCGGGTATTCCATTTTTAAGTTTAACATCATTTAGTTTAATTACCCCTTTCCTAAATGGTTGATAATTTAATTCTATTAATGCATCGGGTTTAAAATTTGAGTTAAATCCATTTATGTCGGGATTATACCAATGCTTAAACAACTCATTATTTTTTTTTGAAGCAGGTAATGTAAAAGGTTTAGTAAAATCAGTAAATATTTTTTCTATGTTTCTTACATCTTGAATTTTGGCAGTAAGATTTACTATTTCATCATCGTATAAATCTACTTTAATGAATTTATCTTCTGCACTCAATCCCTCTTTTATGTATAGGATAAGTTCTTGCATCTATCTTATGTTATTTATTTGATCATAAGCAAACTCAAAATTTAAATCGTAATTTATAAGTTTCTCATTCAAATGAGTTTTGTATTTAAAAGATTTGTCTGACAAATAAACGGGGTGTATTTCCTCTTGGTTGTTAGTTAACCAAATTTGTTCTGATAAAAATAATTCTTCAAAAGCAGGATTTAAACATTCGCCTACATAACCACTATTTAAAGTGATTGACTTATTACCTTGTTTTAATATTGTACGTTTTTGGTGTTCTGTTGTATCATAAGTGAAAGTGCTTTCAGTCAATAAATTCCTTTGGAAAGTTTTATCAGTTACCTTTAATTGCTGTTTGCTGTTCTTAAACATAAAAAGGTCTTGTATTGCACCAAATTTATTTACAAAACTTAATTTAAAAATATCATATTTACATTCTGTTATCCTTTTAACCGATAAAGTGGTCTGTGTTTGCAAATCACTATTTTCTACTACAATTGTATCTATTGCACCATAATCTATTGCATCGTAAAAAGCATCAACGCAACTATTTCTTATAACTGATCCACCCGTAAGGTTTTCCACTCTTGTGTAGTAATCTTGTTGATCAATACCATAGCAAATTTGTTTTACTGCGTGGGCGCTTGTATCATTAAAAGTTATTCCTACATTTTCAACCAACATTCCATTATTATAAAATTTAACAGAATTGGTATTATATCCATTTACGGGTATGCAGGTTTTAGCATTGATAGGTAATTCTAAACATCTGTTGCTTATTAATAAATCTTCCGAACTTGGTAAATAATTCATTCCGTCTGAAAATTCAGTATATCCGTCTGATGCTACTTGCGTTTCCCCTAAACTATAAAGGGCAGTTCCATTTACATCAAAGACTGTGTAATCATATCTACTCCAAATAGCATAATCCTCAGAATATGTTCCACTAAATGTAAGTTTAAGATAATCTCTTGTTAAAGCACTTATTTCAAAAATAACAAAGTCTTGGTTGTCTACACAAAATTTAGTTAAATTGTAATTGTAAGTGGCAGGTGGATTTGTTTCTGATCCTTGCCAAAATCTTAAACCAATTGCAACGTAATGGGCATTGGTTGTAGGCAAAGTTTTTATGAAATATGGACTTCTTAATTTTATTGTTGTATAACTCATAACTATCGTAAATTTTCTTCTAAATCTTGGGAATAGGCAACCATTAAATCTAATTCAAATTGAGGGGTAAAATATTTATTATATGCTTTGGTAAAGAACATTGTAGGTTTTAGTCCTTGATGAAAAATACTTTTAGCAATTGCAAAATTAATTCCTTTCCTTGACAAAAATCTACCTTTATTATCTCTTGGTGCTATTCCTTTCCTTACTGACCACTTATCCATTTTACTTGGTGGTGGCATTTTTGTTTTATAGGAATATGGACTATTTGGTGCTCTTTGTTCTCCTTGCTTATCGGGATTATTTTTGTATATTCCACTTGGGTCAGCACCTTTAACACCTTTATCTACAAAATCATAATAATCTGCCATTTCGATACTAAAACTCAAATTGTCATTTACTATGGTTGTTTCTGTTGCTTCAATACTTTCACTTAAAGTTCCCGAAGCATTATGTTTTTCTAAATTCTTTTTCATTTGAACAACCAACTCATTTTTAAATTGAGTGATCATTGCTAAAGTTCTCGGGTATGTATTTTTTTTAGCCATTAGATAGGGGAACAAATATCAAGATTGTTGTTTACATAAATATTGGCAGTATAAGACCACCCTGCTAATCTGTTTTCAAATCTATCAAAAAAAGGCTCACAGCTTCCTGCGTTTTGAATTTCAAAAGCACCATTGTGTAGGCTTCCTCTGTACAAAAATTCATTTAATTTATTTAAGACCGTAAGTGTATTATTTAAAACGAAATGCTCATTATCATTACCCATTAATAAAGGATTTTTTATGTCATCAACATCTTTTTTAAATTCATTCACTATATCCATTGCCATTATAGTAACATTGTAATTTAAGACACCACTATCTCCACCCATATCTACTGAATTTATTATAATATGGACTAAAGGAAAAATAGTGCGTTTATTAAGATCAATTTCATTAATATCCCCCGTTGTTACACTATTAACGTAAACCATTTGCGAAAGGGTATCTTCTAAAGTATTAATTAACCTTAAATAATTTATAGCACCTGCGTTTTCTTGTTGGTTAAAATTTGGCATTTATTTGAATTTTTGTTTTATTAATTTGCTTTCTGTTATTGCTTTATCCTTTTTAAATGCCAACATAGTTAAGCACTCATTCATTCCTAATTTAGTGATACTTTTAAATCGTCTAATATCTCCTTTAGCGAGTGAGTATATTGATTGATACCAACCCCACTTTGATCCAAAGCCTTGCCTAATTCCGTGTTGTTGTCCGTCATTGCTAAATAAGTCATCATATCTTTCGAACAATCGATCCCTAAATGATAAAAAAAAACTATTGATCCAAATACTGCACTTAATGGCATTTGTTTCATTATATCGTGGTAATTATCTCCCCGATAATCCTCTATGAGATATTTATGCCCTTTTTTTGCAGTAATGGGTCGATATAAAACTGACATTGCCACATTCATTTGATCCCATTTACCAATGTAGGTGTCTAAATCCACATACTCGCCAAAAGTCATATCATCTAACTTTGGTATAAAACCAAATTCTTGATCACCCATTTTAAAGGTATTTACCAATTGTGGTGTTTTTTCTAATGCGCTGTAAATTGTTTGGACTATTTCATCAACATCTATAACTTTCATATTATGCAACTCAATAAATGGAATATTACAAAATATCTCAATTATTTTTGCCTTAAAAAAGTGCGTTTGCGTAGCGATTTCGTCATTGGCTTCTACTAATTTTAGGTATTTTTGATATTGTTCTAATGTAATATCTGCCAATTCAGTCGGTATAGTGATTTTCATATCCATACTTAAATAACGTAATTTTAAATTTATTTTTAATTAAAGGAAATTTATTTTGCCTTTATAACTTAATTCTTTAATATATCTGTATTCTAATTTAGGTTGATGCACCGATCCTCTTGGCTCTTTATCTCCGTAATGGTGATCATATTTATCCAAATGCCAATCAAAACCTATAAGGTCTAAACTATCATATTGTCTTAATAAAATATGTATTGCTAACAAACCCGTACTAAATGCCATATGTGGATAAGTAGGTAATTTTTTCTTTAATTCTAAACAATCCTTTCTATTTATTGTTTTGATAGTAGGGTGGTGTTCTTTTATAGTCGCATAACAAGGCACTTTTGATTTATCCCATTCCCACGAATGGAAATAAACTTGATCATAACTTAATTGAGATTTTACTCGGTTGCAATTACAAGTAAACCAAATATCAGTTTTAGTACCAACATCACTTTCAAACCCCGTTATTTTGAAATTATTAAACCTAACCACTTTGTCGTAACCATTAATGGCTTTACCCTTGTTTTGACCAAGAATAGAGCCACCATTACCTATGAGCACTATTTTATTTTTCACTTATAATCTTTGATTAGTTTTTTACCTAATTTATGCCAAACATCTCGTTGATGCGTTTCTTCGTGTGCCAATTCCATATGCACCATTGCTATGATACTTGGTAAATCGGAATATAATTCACGAACAGCAAATGTAAGTATAGTTCCGTCTTGTGTTCTAAGGTTTACTTCCCCATTTTGACCACCCCATAATTCGGTGGTATATTGTATGTATAATTCTTTAGATTTTCCCATTATTTGTTTAAGTTTTTAAGTTTATAAGTACCATTATCAATTTTCTGCTGTGTTTGTTTAGTTGTTTCACGCAAAAGTAAGTTACGATATTTTGAAGTTGTTTTGCTGTAATCCCAATAATATTCATCTAAATATGTTTTACCATTTTTGTGATGATGAACAATAATTGAGTTGTAAGATTGGAAATAAACACCATTATTGGCGTATATTAAAAATTGGTTAGCAATTGGATTGCCTTTGTCGGAAACTAATTGTTCGCATTTTGTCATTTGGTAGTAATTTAATTGTTATTAATTATTTTATGATATAAATTTATTAAAAATATTTCACAAAGTCAACTATTCTATCAACTTATCTGAAATTAATCCTGCAAAACTTTGAGCAATGATCTGTTCTTTGTCTAATTGATCATTTGAAATTATACGTCCACAAAGTGGTATACATTCAGTTTGAACGATAGTTCCTGCACGTAAAAAGTGTTTTTTGATTTGCACATTATTTGGTAAAATTGTATCTGCTCTACCATAATAACCCATTATATCTCGATCGGGTTTTTCTAATGGTATTGATCCTATAAATTTTTTATTAAAGTAAACGTCGAGTTGATATCCTACGTTCTTAAATGGGTGTGAGTGATTTCTCATTGTATGTGAGTTATTGTTGATGCAATTTTATCTCGGTAATCTTCCATAGATTTCCATTTATTTGCTTCGGTTGGTTTTATGTTTTTTTGAATTTTGTAATCTTCCCAACCATTTAGAAAATGATCAATAAATTTTAATTCTGATTTGAGCGATTGTAGTTGATTTTTCATTAGATAAAGTTTTTAAATTTTTCAAGGTTAGAATTAAATGTATTTCTGTTTTTTAATTCCTTTTTGATATTACATAACATTATGTGGTTATCGGTAGTAAAACATTCATTTAAAAGTAAAAAATATGTTTTGTTTAATTTTAATAAATCGCTGTAAGATAATTTAGATAAATCGTTCATTTTGGTATTTTTTTTATTGTTTAACATATGTAAATATAATAAATATCTATGTTATTAACAAAAGTTAATTAATCTATTCCCAAGTTTCTGCAACTAAATTTTCAATTTCTTCCAATTGATCAAATGATAGTAAATCGTGAATTTCTGTGCTTTCAATCCAAATATTTTCAATCTCAAATTGATCGGGACTACCTGCATAATCGTGAGTTTGTGCTTCGCCTTTAGAATATGAGTATTGGACTGATAATTCAATCTCGTGGTATTTTATTGTAGTTTCATATTGTTTCCACATAATGTAAAATTTAAATGGGGGTTTTGACACCCCCGTTAGTATTAATTTGAATAGTATTGGTTGTGTTGATCAAGAATTGATTGTTTCATAACCTTGTTGGTATTTTCAAATGTTTCTTCAATATCACGTCCAAAGTGATCTTTGACATATTTATATCCTATTAATTTCATTTCAGAAATAGAAGATTGAACAAATTGACCAACTTGAAAGTGAAAATCTTTAGGGGATAATTTAGAAGTTTTCATTATCATTCTTGGGTTTCTGTATGATTTTACAGACCAAATGTAAATTTTCATTGGATTTTTAAGAGTGAAGTTTTGATTTGCCATTGTTAAAATTTTTAAATGTTAGTAATTTTTCCTGTTAGGTTACATTTCCAACCAATTTGTTTATGTCCATTAATTGTGTGGTGTCCTAAAAATTTATCCCAACATTGAGTTGGTGTAGATTTATCCGAAAAAATAGGAGTAAAACCTTGTTTTAAAGTTTTTTTACTAATTCTTCTTTGATTAATCATTTGTTTTGCTTTAGTAGTACAATTCATAATTTTTAAATTTATGTTTTTAATTATATGTAAATATAACACTATTCTACGTTATAAACAAAAGTTAATAAAACTATCTCAAAGAAAAGAAAAAGGGAGTTTTTACACTCCCCACAATTTTAAATGTTTTTAAAATGATCATCATATTTTAGTTGATAATCAATATCCCGTTTGTAAATTTTCAATGTATCACTAAGATTTTTTAGAGAGTAATACAATGTGCTTTCGCATTTAGGATCATTAGTTTGAATTTTTTTGATCCAACCTTTAATTTTGTCGATGTCATCAATAAGACACAAAATGTTCTCAATTGTTTCATCTTTTACTTCATTCATTTGGTAAATGTTTTAATTGTTAATAATACTCAAATATACAAAGAAACTATGATATAAACAAAAGTTAATAAGTCTATCTTATTGTAAAGGTTTGAGTTTACAAAAAAAAAATAATGTAAACGAATAGATTTACCTAATAGCATAAGAGCCATAATTTGGTCTACCTAATTTATTTACTACACTATATCTCAACGCATCAAGTGAATGGTTGAAAGCATCAATTGGTTTATTAGTCAATTGACCATTTTTGTCCTCAATGTATTTGTAATTCCTTAATTCTTTTATAGTGTTGATGCTGTTTTCTGTTACGTGAAGATTATATCTTCTGATCATATCAATTCCAATATTAATAGCACCTTTGTAGGTAGGTTTTGCATTGAAACCCATTCTGTGTATTTCCTCTATTGACTTTGGCTCTGCACTATCACAAAACACCTCATCTCGTCTATCCAATCCTAATCGTTTGAACTCATTACCTATATCTTGGTTGGTCATTCCCGTTCTGTAAATAAGCTCGTTTACGAACATATCTTGGTCTAAGACATATGTTTCTACCATTGAGGTCGGATCGTTGCTAAAACCGAAGTCTAAACCCCTTGAAACAAGTTTGGCATTGTGTGGTATATCCTTGATAGTTTTAAAATCAAATATTAAAGACCTACTTTGACCTCGTTCCCCTAATCCATATACTCGCCAATAATTCTCGTCCGTGTTTTTAAGTCGTTCAATTTCGGTTATTATTTCATTGCTTAAAAAAGGATTGTCCTTGTAAGTTGTTTGGTAAAATTCAACATCTTCCCGAGTAAGTACCTTGTCATATATCCAATGGAACTCGTCAGACGGGTTGTAGTCAATTATTATCCTTTCTGTTGTACGGAATATAAGCTGTTGCCAATCTTCAAAGTTAATTTCGTTTGCTTCATTGACAAATAGCAAATCTCTTTTCCTACCACGTATTTTTTGTGGTTGATCAAGCGAGATAAACTCAATAAGATTATTATTAATGTAATACTCATTCCCACTTTTTGAGTGATCACCCTCATTATAAATTTTATTAGTTTTTAATATTTCAAGGAAATCTCGCATAACAGTTCCCCTAACAGCAGGGAAAGTCTTACGACAAATTGTGATTGTTTTTTTGGTATTTGAATAACAATACTTAAAGATTATCCATAATAGTATATTGTAGGTTTTACCCGATCGAGTACCACCCTGCTCAACTAATATTTTTGTCTTTGCATTGTCGCAATGCCTAAAAACCTTATTCGTCTGTATTTCCACTATCCTCGTCTAAATTATCGGTATCTATTATTTTTATCTCAAATAATTTCTCTCCGTCTGATCCCGTAATCTCTTGCCTTTCTACATAACCTCTTTTCTTTCCTTTCGTTGCAAGGTAAAACTTGATCAACGTGGTATTTCCGTCCCTTATTTGTTCGAACATTTTGCTCTCTGTAAAATCAAGTGCCACGTTGCCAATATCATTTACTTCCTTTTTAAAATCGGGATCATTGTTGTAGTACTCATAAAAGGTTGATCGGTGTATACCTACATTTTTACAAGCATTAGTTACTACTCCCATTGATTTTTCCAACGCATTGATCAAAGACTTCTTAGTGTGTCGGATTTTGTCTGATTTACTCATTTGATATATTTGTCTAAATTTATATTATAATCGTAACCAAATTCGTTTAGCAATTGTTTTAACTTGCCATTTGGAAAACTTTGTGAAGCATATCCTAACTTAAATACATAATTTTTAAAGTTGGTCAAATCAATTTCTTTATGGTGTTCCAAATACTCAACAATTTTATTCTTACTCGCTTGTTTCTTAATGCTGTCAAATATGTTTTGTTTTGACTTTATTCCTAATTGAGTAAAATACTTATGGACATTCCCTGCGTGATTTGATAATTTTAATTGTGGTTTAGTATGATGCTTATATTCTTTTATTCCGTCTTTTATT